TTGGAAGTCGTACCTGGCGGTGCCTGCTGACGGTGGTGGGGCTCTCGTTGAGCTTGACCTCGACAACATCATCCAGAACGTTCGCAAAAAGGGTTCACGCCCAAGCCGGATTATCACCACTCCTGGTGTGTACCGGGCTTACTGGAATGCGCTTCAGGGTATGCGCCAGTTCGTCAACAAGACCGACCTTAACGGTGGTGTTGGTGGCGGGCTTTCGTTCACGACTCCCTACGGTGACATTCCGATGATGACCGACTTTGACGCACCTGCTGGTGTGGCATGGTTCCCCAACGACAAAGAGCTTGCTCTCAACACCAACGTAGGTTGGGAATGGATTGATGAGCAGGGTGCAACCTGGCAGAAGATGCCTGGTGTTGACGGGTTCATCGCAGAAATGCGGAACTACTCTGAGCTGACGACTTATCGCCGGAACGCCCATGGTAAGCTGAGTGGTATCACAGAGGTCTAAAAACTTCTCTTCTCCCCTCGCAACAAGAAACCCCCGCCACAACCCTTCCTGGCGGGGGTTTCTTGTATCCTTAACGTATGGTTACTTTATTTAAGAATTTGGACTTGCCCCCAGCGGGTAGGGAAGCAGCACAAATCATCAACGATTACAACCATGAGTTGTTTTTGGAGAAGCTCCCACCGGGGCACCCGTACCTTGCCGACCAACCCAATAAACCCTACGCATTGTTCCATAAACCCATGGGGTTGCCGGAGTACATTATTGCTGCATACCCCGAAAGTATGCTCGACGCCCGCATTGTTGCCCAAGTGTTCGAGTGGGATACACACCGGTACGGGAAAAAGCTGGACAAGTTTGATGCGTTGGGGCACGCGAGGCGCGTCATGGACGAACGCCGTAACGCTGACCGAAAAGAAGAAAAGCGTGAGATGATGGAATATAAACTCGACAAGAGACGCTGGAGTTAACTATGCCCGCAGAAATCTTTACCAAAACTGGCACTCAGGTGTCTGTGCGTGTCAAACGCCAGTTTGGGGACCCTGATGGGCGCCAAATAACAGATAACGACATTCTGCTGTGGATAAACTCTGCACAGCAAGAGATTGTCTCCCAGAACCCTATTCTGAAGGAAACTACGGATACTGACGTTGTATCAGGGCAGGACTTATACACATACCCTGCACAGCGAGTGCAATATATTGAGGCCCTCCATTACAGTGGTGTGCCGTTGCAGTATTACTCTTTCCAGGAAGCACAAGAGTATATTCTTTCCACCCCTGACGCTGCCACGTACCCCACAAACGTGAAGCCTAAGATTTGGTATGAGCGTGCAGGGAACGTGTACTTGTACCCAAAACCAATGGAAAATGTAACAAATGGGTTACGACTGTTCTATGTGGCGCAACCCCTAGAACTCGATGCGCTGAGTGATACGCTGACCGTCCCAGACAAATACTTCCAGCGTGTCGTGGACTTTGTGTTAGCCAGGGCGTACCAGTTGGATGAGAACTGGGAAGCTGCCCAGTACAAGCAGCAAGAGTATTCGATTGCTATGGGGATGCTCGCGAACCAACAAAACGTGGGGCAAACAAACACATACCCCACTAACACGGCGCGTATTGAGGACCTCTAATGGTGGGGGCAACATCACAGGATGGTTACAGTGAGTTAGGTAAGAGCAGCCGGTCACAACGTGTTGACCTTAAATCCTTCAACGGCGGGCTCAATAACGTTTCTGACATTACAACCATTGACGACAGCGAACTGCACGAATCAACCAACTTTGAGTTGGACTCCAACGGTTCCCTCGTTTCCAGGCCCCCCATTGTCAAAATAGCTGACCCCCCAGTCTCTACTGAGACGATGGAACATTTGGGGTATTACACGGACACCGACCAAGTTATTTACGCTGTTATTGCAACGTCGCTCGGCACATACCTGTTTGACACGGTCAATGAAACCTACGAACAAATGACGACTATTGTGGGGTCGGGGGCAGCGCAACACAACGACGACCTCTACATTTGTAGCTCCACTGTGCCGGGAGGGTACTGGAACGGCACAAGTTTCACCCAACTCAACGGGGTGGACCCCATGCCTGTAGGGGAACAGCTTGTGCTGCACAAGTCACGGTTTTTCCTTATTTCGCGAAACGCGTCATACAACCGGGGACGCATCTACTTTTCTGACATTACGACTGCTGTGCCTACCAGCATCAACGACTGGGACTCTGATAACTACTTTGATGTGTCAAGGGGTGACGGTCAGCTCATCACCAAAATTCTGTCGGCCCCCAACGAACTGTTCATTTTTCGTGGGCAAAGCACGTATTACTTCCGGTATGAGACAGCGCCCATCGCTGGAACATTACAAGTGTTGGACTCCACTGTGGGGGCCGACAATAGATACTCTGTTGCAGAGTACGAGTTCTCGTACCTGGTATTAAACAATGGGCGCCTGTACAGGTTCGTGTCATACCAGTTCTACCCACTAAACGACATTCGTAGAATCCAGTTCAAGCAGACACAGATTACTTCCGAACTGGAACTCTTTTCCGCATTAACCGTATTTGGGAGGCGCGCTGTTGTCTGGTTTGGTGGTGGCATGTATGTCCTGGACCTCGAAAGCGGGTCGTGGACGTCATGGGACAGCCCAACTACACGTTTTGGTTGGGGTATCCTTGTGCCCCGAGTTCAAGACGATTTGACGCCTGACAGCATGATTGGTGTTACAGGGGTTCTCACCACGAGTTTCAACGGCTTGTACAAAGCCACGGACGCGTATTTGTACGAAAACGTTGAAGAAATAGTGTGTACCGCGCAAACCAAATCCTTCGACTTTGAAATCCCCGACCATTGGAAACGCCTGTTTTACTGGTCGGCTGACGTGTTTACGGCCCGCGACATTGACGGTACAGCAATACCTGTACAGTTTTCTTCTGTCGTAGTGTCATGGGATGACATGGAAACGTACACCTGGGATGGGTTAGAAGCTGGTACTTGGGACAACATTTTGACTAAGAACCCTGCTGTGTTGACAGAGATTGTGTACCCGTCAACGACTGCGTACAGGGTGAACGCTACGTTCCAGAAAGATATGCGGTTCCGGCGTTGTTCGTTCAAGGTACAACTGACCACTGATGGGACTGCGATTACGGGTCCTGCCAGAATCATGGCTTTGTCTATTCACGCAACAACGAAGAAGGGTATCTCAAGCATTCTGCAATAATGTGAGCTATTATGAGGCAGGAACGTTTCTTAGGGAGTTATCATGCAACAATCGTATGAGCTTGGCACTTATGCCAAGAACCCTTACGCTGCGGGCCAACAACGGTATGGCCTTTCTGGTTCGTCTACCCCTAATGGGGGTAGGACTGCCAACAAAGAAGGTTACATTGACAGGGAACGTAGGAACAAAATGAAACGTAACGTGTACCTGCGTTGGATGCAGGATAACAGTCAGGGTGCCCATGGTACCGCTAACGCCATGAGACGAGGCAAATAATGCCTGGTCCTCCCAACCAATACAAAACTCCCCAAGTGAGTAACGCCCGAGAAGCAGCCTTCGCTAAAAGCAACAAGTCGCGCTACGACATGGTGCAGCCCCGAAAGACCGATAACGGCGGAGACGGCGCGCCCGCCCCCGTAACCACCCAGCAAACCCCTGGCTCAGGGTACTCAGCCCCACAACCTATTGCGCAACAGTCCATGCGGGATGTTGACTGGTTTAACAGTGACGCCATGTACCGGTCAGAACGCAACAACATGGCAACCAACTTTCAGGACACGCTCGCACAAATCCTTTTTGACCGTCAAAACCAGTACCGTGGCATTGATAACTCTCGTGAAAACCTCGGGCAAGCCCGAGACCGTGACACTCTCTCACAAGGTGAAGACTTTGCATCACGAGGGCTCGCCTCATCCGGGCTATACAAACAAGGTTTGGATAGGCTAACGGGGCAATATGAAAGCGCAAGCGCTGACATTAACAGTCAAGAACAAAACGTAACCCAACAGTCTGGTGCGCGCGGTTCGCTAGACGCCCACATGGACGAATCAAACCGAATCCAAGAAGCAGCTTTATACGACGGGGACTTCAACGCGCTTGCAAGCATTTATGGCCTCCTCGGGCAACGAGGCACCGCTGCTGGAAGCCGATACGGTAGCGACCTGAACCAGGCACGCGGGCAGAGCGCCGGACGTTCCACCAGGAACATTCGTAACACGTTAGGTTGGGGATAAAATGGGACCACCATTCGGTAGGCAAAACCCTATGGAGCCACGCCCCATACACGACCCCACCCCGCCAGATTGGAGAGACAAAGACAACTTGTGGGCCAGGCTAAACAGGGCCCCTGACAGAACTCCGGGGCCGGGGCGCTCCCAGCAGGGCGGGCAGATAGATGACTTCTTCAACCAAACTGGTCAAGAATTTTCTAACAACTACGGGTTTAAAAGAGTAGAACCCACTAACTCTGCGGGACACCAACAATTTTTGGACAATAGAAATGCGTGGTTCGACGCAACGCGTGACTGGTGGACAAGAGAACCAGATAACGAGCTGTACGGGCTAGACCTCCTAATGAGTAACATCCGGCAAGGTCTCGGCGGGGCAGTCGATAGCACTATGGACCGACAAAAAAGAGGCCAGGATTGGGTGGAATCAACAGCAGGAGGGGCTAGAGACTGGTTAAGTTCAGAACCAGGTCAGGGCCAGGGGCAAGCTACAGGTGCTGGTGGTGGTGCTGGCGGTGGTGCGCCCAGTTCTTTGTCGGCGGAAGAAAAATTTCTGCAGTTTATGGAAACTTATGACGGGAACCAGACGGGGATGGGGGGAGACTTCCTAAGAAACAGTAGTGACAGCGGAGACCCCAGCGCTTTCATGCGTGAACGTCAAATGCAGGGCGGGACAGCAGGGTACGACAACCGTGGTGCTGTTGCAGCATACTTTGACCAAATGCGGGGCAGGGTTGAAGGCGAGTACAACAATGCTCGTGGTGACATTGGCAACGTGTATGACCAGGCTGCTGACATGATGAAGCCCATGGCGGGGCAAAGCGCAGCAGCGTACACTGATGCTA